TCGTCAGCGCGAGCATAAAGTTCTGGATACCAGTTGCAGCGACCTCGTTCTGTACGCCCATCCCGCGAAGGGTAGCCGCCAGCGCTGCAATCTGTCCGGAGCTGGTACCGGCAACGCCGCCGAGCGGTCCGACGCGCTGCACGATCTCCATGATGTTTTTGGCGCTGGCCGCTGTTGAGTTGCCGAGGTAGTTAATCTTGTCCGCCAGTTCGCCGACCTTGTCGAGAGGCATACCGAAAGCGGATTTCATTTCGGCCATAGACTGACCGGCCTCGTCCGCCGAGATATCGAAGGCGACGCCCATCTTACCGGCCATTTCCGCGAACTTGAGGAGCTCGTCGTTCTTAATGCCACCCTGACCACCAGCCGCGACCAGCTTCGCCACCTCGTCCGCTGCCATAGGGATCCGGCGGGTCAGGTCGAGGACCTGGTCGCCCAGCTTGGCGAAATAGGTATTCTGCTCGGCTTGAGTGCCGTCAACGTTGACGACCTTTTTAACCTCGGCCATTTCGCTCTCAAACTGCATGGCCTGTTTAATCGGTGCAGCAGTAGCAACAGCCGCGCCGACCACGCCAAACAGCCCGCCCATGAGCTCCCCGCGTGCTGCCCGGTTGGCGTCACGACGTCGGCTTATATCGGTTAGGCGTTTTTGTGAGGCGGTTGCCCGGTCAATTTTTTTGGATAAATCGGCGTATTCGTCGCGCATCTTCGAAACGTCGCGGCCCATGCGGCCGAACGTCTGAATAGAATCGGAGAGAGTCTTCTGTCTGCGGGTTAGGTCGGCGATCTTACCGCCGACCTGATCGACATTAGATTTAACGTCTGAGAACGCGCTCTTTAAGGATCCTGCGACGGCTCCGCCGATGGTAATAATCGCATTTAGCTTTTTATTTGCCATCTTTAGGAAGCCCCTCGGCCCACCACAGGAGATCCGAGATAGTGAGCCTTTTTAGTTCATCGACGCGCCAGCCGTGAGAGACGAACGCGAGTACATAAGCCCGGATAGTCTCCCGGCTTAGTTGACGAAAAAACCGTAACCGGCCTGTAAGCGCGTGTAGTTACGCATCGTCATTAAGTTGAAGTCATCCGGAGCGAAGTCGCAGAGCTGAGCAAACAGCGCCAGCTCAAACGACGCGCCGGACCCGGTGCGATTGCTGACCGCTAACTGATCCTGAACCAGCGGCTCGCGCATAGTTACCGCTGCGACCTGCTCGCCGTTCACTTCATGCGGCTTAGCAAAAGTGATGGTGATAGTGCCGTCAGCGTTTTCTTTGATGTAGTCTTTTTTTGAATCGGTCATGATTAAAGCCTCTTTTTGCCAGTGATAAAGCCCGGAAGGTCCGGGCCATAATAATTAAATCCCGAGAGCGTCGCGCATACCCTGCAGAAGATCCACGCCGTCGATGATTTGCACCATGTTGACGACGTCGACTTCGTGGATAACGCGCGTCCCGTGGGTCAGCTTAACGTAAGACAGCGCCACCTCGCCAGTGAGATTCGCGGCGGTACCGCCCGTGATGGTGCCCGGATCGAGACTTTTCATCTTACCCCGGCATTCCCACTTAATCGGCTTAGTGTTGCCGTCGATATCTTCCATCCCGCCACGAAGGTTAAACGCCGTGTTAAAGCCTTCACGGATGCGCCAGAGCGACAGGACGTCCGGATCGAAGTCGATAAGCTCGAAGCCTAACGTCAGCGCCTCGTGACCCATCGTCAGCTCCAGCGGGCCATTCATGCCACCGCCGCGAAACTCCTCAGTAACGAGCGTGAACTTTGGCGGGTCAAAACTGCGGACTTTGCCCGCATAACCTTTCCCGTTGAAAAACATATTAAGGTTTTTGATTACGTTCTCTGGTGCGGCCATTAGCTGATTACCTCACTGATATAACCGTTTGTCATGTGCGAGCGGAATGTTACACGCTCTGCCGGGAATGTCGGAGAGAAATCAAAGTCAAAATAAATATGACCTGCGGAGATAATTTCCGGCGTATTAAGATCCTTATCGAGCCAGACCGACCCGCCAGCAATTGCCCCGATTGATTTCAGGTGACGAAGATAAGCGTCAACGCCGCCGATCACGTCATCGACGTAGTTTTTCGTAATGCCCTGATCAATGGCCCACAGGTGAGAGGCCATGAGCGACTCGTTAATCGCGTCAGAGGTACGGACCACTGACAGGAACGCCCATTTCGGATCGCTCGAACAGGTGCGGTTGCCCCACAGGCGGAAGCCGTCCTCGCGGATGATGGTCGCCACTTCTTTCGCGTTGAGCAGGTTGGCACGGCTTGACGCGTCGCCCATTTCGAAATCAATCGGGCGCTCGGTGCCGGTGATGCCGTTGATCACCTGGTTAGATGGTGAGAACCAGAAGCCGCGCTCATTATCCGATTTGGCAATCAGACCAGCCACGCGCGCGGAGCTCCAGGCGGTGATCGTGTTGCCGGTGTTCGAATCGGTCAGCAGGGAGCGAGGATCCACCACGTACACGCGACGAGAACCGAAGTCTCCACGGTAAGCGATAGCGGCCGCGTCGGTCGTGCTCGGACCGTCTGCGATGATTGTCGCGCCCATGCGGTCAGCGATGCCGATCAGCTCAGAGACAACGGCGTTCGCCGTGGTACCGAATACCGCCGTCGCTGCTGCGCCGGTACCGGCTCCGCCAGTGAACTCAACCGTCGGCGCACTGGTGTAACCTGAGCCAGCATTCGTGATCTCGACTTCGGTAACAGCGCCGTTTTTGATCCGGGCGCGTGCTGCTGCGCCAGTGCCACCGCCGCCAATCAGGGTAACGGTCGGCTCGCTGGTGTAACCGGTACCGCCTGCAGTGACGTTGATAACGACAACGGCATTCGCTTTGCGCTGGTGCGTGAAGCCCGGCGCGATAAAGATTTTCGGTTTAAAGCCGGTGACGGCCTTCGCGGCGGTGATAGCGTGAAGCCCTTCATATTGGCCGGTATTGCCGTTCACGCCGCCGAGGATGTTCGCCAGTTGCTCGGCTTCGCTGTCAGCGGATGCCACGCGAATAACGATCACGACTGCGCCGGTCTGGTCGAAGATATCGTCCAGGGCCTGCGGGAGTGTGCCAGCTCCGGTATTGTCCGGATCCAGTTGAGCAGCCTCGACGCGAGAGCCTGCGATCAGTACTGGTTTGTTCAGTGGGAAAAGCAGCGGGTTAGCGTTCGGCGCGGTACCCACCAGAGCGATAACGCTGGTCGAGGCCGTGGTAATCGTGCGAATGCCGTCGTTTACCTCCTGGACCTCGAGGCCGTGCAAAAATTCTGATTCTCCAGCCATGTTTAAAACCTCATGAAAATTTAACGTTAAATTAGCGGTGTAATAATCGCACCGCGCTGTAATGCGTACCATGTGCGGGCTGTCAAAAAAAAGCCCTCGCGAGGAGGGCAAATATACCACGGCAAAAAAGTTAACGGCTTAAAAGCTCCCTTACATCGGGATTCATAGCGAGAAATTCCTCGAGCTTTTCCTCTGCTGCGCGCTCCGGAGCCTGCCGGTTTGTGACGATGCGCCAGCTCGTGCCGTTCCAGCGTGGGATCTTACCTTCCGGATACTCCGGAGGCTCTTCGAGCGTGCTGTTCGGCGGGAGGAGGTAGACGTCCTCCTCGAGCGGCGATTTGTCTGCGGTAATCCGGGCAATAAACATCCCGGCATTATCGTAGGTGTAAGCGTATTTAATTCCATCCTCTGACATAAATCCCCCGATTAATATTTGATGATGCCGAGTAACGCGATGTTGCGCGGACGCGTCTCAGCTCCGCCCGTGGCGTTGGTGCTGAAAGTGTGCGTGTGATCGCCGGTCAGGTCAACGGTTACACTGTGAGAGTGCTGGCCCGCCTGTCCGGTACTGCCGCTAAAGCTGTGCTGATGATCGCCTGCCCCCCCGATCCCGACGTTATGGCCGTGGTTGCCTGCGCCGTTCATGCCGATGTTATGCGCGTGGTTGCCGTCAGCGCTGGTCAGGGCCTCGCTGCCGGTCTGTCCGCCACCCTGCGCCCATGCGCCGGAGCCTAAGCCCACGCCCCGGATCCCATAGTAACCGCCTGAGCCGCCGTAGTTCGCCGGGTTACGGATGCCGACGCCGTGCTGGTGCTGGCCCTGCGCGTCTGTCCAGGCCCCGTGAATGTGCTCGCCCTGCGCGTCGGTCCATGCCGCGTGGCCGTGGTTGCCGTTAACGCTGGTCGCTCCGCTAAAGCTGTGCCCGTGCTGACCTGCCTCAGCGGTGCGCGCCGTGTGTGCGTGTGAGCCAGCGCCCGCCGTGGTGCCGCTGTGTGAGTGACTCTGGATCATCTGATCCTGTTTGCTGCCGATGCCTCGCCCGGTGTCGACGCCGCGCCCGTCATCCCACATCCTGACGAACTCGCCGCGCGTGTCGGGTAGGTTAAACGTGTTGAATCCGTCGCCAGCGCCGAACGAGGTACCGATGACGGCGAACAGGTTCGCGTAAACTGTGCGGCTGACTGCCGTCCCGTTTTCCTTGAGGAATCCGAGAGGGGCGAGCATACCGTAATATTCAGCGTGCATTCCCGGCGGTGCCCACTGTTTACCCAGCGCCAGCACTTCGGCTTTTGAGTGGACGTCTAAGTTAGTGCGAGCCTCTGCCTTGTTGCTCACATCGAGGAGGTTTTTGTCTCGCTCGAGCGGTGCCGGTGCCGAGCCCGACGGCTCGTTATTGATGCCCTGGAAAATGTAGCCATCCGGATAAGACTTGCCGAGTTTGATCTGTGCTGGCTGGCCCGGAACCTCGTCCCACTCATTCGGACCGGTGCCCTTAGGTACGCGCTCACCGCCGATAGAGTCAGGCGCGCCAATGTAGACCGCCAGCCCGTAAGCCGTGGTGTTAGCCAGGTTGACTATGGTCTGGTTTGCCGCGAGCGTCTGTTTCTCGGTTTTGATATCCACGCGCACCGAGGCCGCTGCTGGATCCTGCCATTCTAAATCGCCGTCGGCGTTTGATTTCTTGCCGAGGTACTGACCGACCACGCCGCCGGGGATGATCTCTTTCGCGGTGACGTTGTTCTCGATCCACTGCTGAGTAACGACAATCGTGTTCGGGTCGAAGGTCAGGTCGATTACGCTGGCGTTTGAGACGAAGAAGTCGACCGCGACCACGACGTCGGAATAAGCGCCATCTGTGCCCGCCTGAGGCTTGTACGTGTCCGGCAGTGAGCCGACAAGGACTAGCGTCCCGTTCGCATCGTAAACGCCGAACTCGCGCATCGTGAAGCCGCCAATCTGCGCCGGAACAATCAGCTCGGCGGTGAAGCGTGCCGCGTTGGTTGGGTCCTGATAGATGCGGTTAATGTTGGCCCGGTACATTTCGCGCACCAGGGCTGTTTGTGTTTCGCTCGGCGTGACCGGGTTCCCGTTACCGTCGCCAATTGCCATGAATACAAATTTAGCCGACGCGCCGGTCGCCTCTGCGGTCGCCAGCGCTCTTAATCCTGCGGTCGTGTAAAGCGTGGTATATGCCATTTTTATGATCCTGAATAACCGGCGGGATCACCGCCGGATTAATTTACACGGCCTCGCGGAGGACCAGGTCGTCGAATACTGCCAGACGGTTTGCGCTCGATGCGGAGAAGCCGACGAAATTCCCGGTCGGAACGCTGGTATCAGTGACGTCGAATTTAACCACGTCGTCGACGAAAACTTTAATAGACGATCCCTTGCAGGCGAATTTAAGCGTCGAGTTAGTCGGGACGACAATGTCTGATCCTGAAATCTGCGTCCCGGTACCGCTAACGCGCTTATAGAGACGCATGTAGAAGGTCGTCGGCCCGCCGATAAACAGCGCGACGCGGTAACAGTCTCCGGTCTCTGCCGACGCTTTACGCATATCGATCATCAGGTTTAAGCCTGCTGCGATTGCCGGTACCGAAATCACTCTCAGCGCCAGCACGCTGTCAGGCATACCGCCATCAATACAAAGCGAGGTGACGGCCTGCGGTGAGAATTGCAGCGTCGAGCCGTCGGTTTTGGCCTGGCGGTTATTGCTCGTGTCGCCATTGGTACCGAGCCACTGTTTCGGTGAGCCACCGCGATAAACGTCGGTGAAAGATTGAAACAGGTCGCCGACTCGACCGAACGAGTCGGAGGTGATGACCTGCCCGAGAGTGCCGACCATCGGGTTATCTGCGAGCGGCGCGCTCATAGCCTGATCCAGCGTGATAATAGTTCCCATTTATTCAGCCCTTATGATTTAAAGATGGTGCCCTGACAGACTTTATTAATAAAGCCTCTCAGCGCGACGATGTCGAAACGGTCGGCGGAATTGTGCCCGGCGGATCCCTTGTCGATCAGAGTAAAGTCGTTATGCCCGCGCAACTTGTCGGACAGCATTTTCGCGTTAGTGTCGAACGGGACCAGGGTATCGCCAGAGCTCGCGATGCAGTAGATCGGGATCCCACGGTAATCGGACCAATCGCGGAGCATCGGGTCGTAACCTTCCGTTTTCGTGCTGTAGTCGATGCCGTTTGCGTTGATGCCGTAAGCCTGCTGAATCAGGCCCTGTCGGTTACTGTTGTAACGGTCCCACAGGTTCGCGACAGGGTCGGTCAGGTACAGTCCCAGCACGCCGGGGATCGCCTTCGTGGTGAGGGCATTCAGCGCCAGCATTCCACCCATCGAGTTCCCCAGCAGCACGACGCCCGCAATCGGCAACAGCTTACACATAAACTCGTACACTTCGACCATATCCTGAATGGCTTGCGGCTGGCCGTAGTGATCGCCGTGGTAGTTGCAGCGAGCAAAGACGACGCCTTCCGGGATCAGGTCCGTGTAATAGGTCGGCACGGTGAGATCTGAACCGCTGCCGACGCCGCCAACATACAGAACCAGCAGGAGCGGCTGCTCGCCGTTGTATCCGTTGATAAAGGTCCCGCGCGCGGCCTGATTGTAAGTCTTAGTCGCGAAGTTCCACGGGCTCTGAACGCCTGCGCCACCGATAACCTGAGCGCCTGCCTTATAGCGTGAAGCCGACCAGCGGCCCAGCGAGCTCATGATCTGAAAGCCTGGATAGTCCGGCGTCATTTTCACGTCGCCGAGGAGCTGTCCGATTGTCTCTTTCGTCACGCCCAGTTTATCGCCGATGCGCTTCGCCAGGCGGGTTACGACGAAGTCAGCGAGCTGGCCGTCACGCTCGCGCAAGGCAAGATCCGTAATGCGCTGCTGGCTGTCGGCGACTGCGTAAAAGAGAGCCTCCTCGCCTGCTGCGAACGCTTCTCGCTTCGTGATGCCGAGGCGCTGGCGGATCATGCTCTCAGCCCACGGAGACGGACCGCCGTCAACGTCTGAAATACCGAGCCACGTCTGACGACCGTCACGGTCTCGCACGCAATAGATCATCCCGGAGCCCTGCTTCGCTACCTGAATCAAGTCCTCGAAGCGATACGTCTCGAGCTTGCCGGTCAGCGTTTTAACCAGGTCGTTTAGTGCGGCCGTCGACGGCGTGGTCTGTAACACTGTGTACCCGGTCGCCGAGGATTTCAGGTAGTAGGTGAATCCGTTGAGCGGCTGCGTCGTTGGTGCCGGTACCCTGAAAACCTGGTTAATCGCCGAAGCTGCCATTCCCGCCGCGATGGTGAAATAGGTTTGAGAGTTGTTTACCGCTTCCGCTGAGGCTTGCGCGGTAAGCGTCTTGTTGAGCGCGTCGGTTATCTGGTCGACCTGCTGCGTCACGTCCAGAAAGCTGATCCGGATGCGCGGGCCTGTTACCGGACCGATACCGAAGGCGATCTCATATTCGCCGTTCGGCGCGGAGAAAGAGACAATCCCGTCGCCGGTTGCGCGGAACGGGTTAGCGAGCGGTTGCCCGCTGGAATCCTGCAGGCCGGTTGCGATGGTGCCGTCCATCTTGTAAAGCGTGGCGCTCGCGTTCGGGACGATGGTCCCTGCGGCGTCCTGCACTATGTAGGTTTTTAATTCCACTGTTAATCCCCTTTGGGCGCTGTTGTGCTGTTGTTTGCCAGGTTGAAGTCGTTAGCGAATATGGTCGGCCGCGTAAACCCGGTGACGTGGATGTGATGCCCGACGCGAGCGTTCGCCACTGCGAAGGCTTCCTTCTCCGCCTTCGCGCTGATCCGGACGGTTGCCATGTGCGAGCGTAGATTCTTTTTGGTGGCGATGATATCGAGGATCCGGTCGAGCTTTTTCCGGTCGAGTATGTCGTCGTGAACATCGAGCCAGAGGATATAGGTATACGGCTCGCCTGCCGGTATCTGGTTAAACCATTCCTGAATCCTGATAGTTACCCCCAGCGCGAGGAGATTGCTCTCCACAGCGCCGATGGTGCCTTTAATCTTCTGTGAGACCGGAGCGTCGGCGATAACGGCGCGCTTCTGCTCTGTCGTCCAGCTCTTATCCCAATTGTCAACGGACAGCGCCCACGCCAGCCAGGGGAGAACCTGCTCCGGCGCTTTCCACGGCGACCAGACGTCGGAGACCGGTACCGGGATAGACATAACGCGGGATCCCACGAGAGAGAGTTTCCGCTCGGTTTTCGTGGCGTTGCTCGGGAGCAGGTCATCAGACATAAGATTCCCCTTGCACGACGTTAATTGCGGTCATAAAGCTGGCCTCGCCCTCGTCGATAATGAGGTCCGCCGTCGGCTGGTTGAGGGTGACTTTCTGCACGCCTGCCGAGTGAAGCGCGGCATAGATGCCGGACAGCGTCACGTCGTAGCCGATTTTCTGCTGTTTGTCGGCGTAGGCTTTCATCGCCGCGATACTGTTCGCGAGGACGACTTCCGGATCCGGACCGTCATAAATCGACAGCTCAGCGTCGACGGTGTACGGCACGATGTTAGCGCTCAGCACGGTAACTTTATCGGTCATTGGCCGGACAGTTTTCCCACTCAGCGCGGTGCGCACTTTGGCTAGCAGTGCCTCGCCAGCGGTACCATTGCCCGAGCGACCGAGGATATAAACAACAACGGATCCCGGTGTCGGGCTGACCGGCTGCACGTCCTTAACCTGACCGTCGGCGTTTTTGGCGTGGAAAATGTAAGAGCCCTCGGACCCGGCCGTCGTATACCCTTCCGGCGCTAACTGGATCCGGGTCATGAAGTCCTCGTCGCCTTCCATAACTTTCGGCGTCGGCGGTACCGTCGTCGGGTCGGCTTCCTGAATCGTGAATCGGGTTAACCCGACGTTCGCGCCAATCTGGTCGAGGTCCGGGCCTTTGGCATACGCCAGCATAACGGAGCGCGCGGCGTCGTTGATGCGCTGACGAACGAGCAGTTCCCGCCAGGCGTAAACCTCGATTACCTTCATTCCCGGATCGCTCTCGAGGTAAGCGTCGTAACCGGTGCCGTCGCTGTTCGCACGCATCCACGCCACGCACTCGGCGAGAATGGCCTCATAACTCAGGACCTCGACAACGGTCGGCGCTGGTAACTGAGAGAGGTCGACCGCTGTAAATTGGTTTGCCATTTATTTGATCCTTATGCCGTCGAGCGTTACGGTTTTGCCGTCCGGAAGATACTCGCCGATTACCTGAAAAACGATTCGCCCTGGTGTGAGTTCGACCGGCTTTATTTCGGTGACTCTTAACCTCGGTTCCCACTGGCTCAGCGCGTCGGCTGATTCCGCTATCAGGTCGAGGACGAGCTCCCGGTTTAAGGGGAGATCCACTAGCCTCGGGAGTCTCGATCCATAATCCCGGCGCATTACCCGCGTGCCCTTCGGTGTGGTGAGAATGTCTTCTACAGACTGTTTCAGATGAGCCAGCCCCGAGAGCGCCTTTCCTGTGTTTTTGTCGATGCCTATCATAATTTCCTGACCCTCTGTTTTTCTATGTGCGGGCTGTCATTATCCCCGCGCTTGCCCGACGTCGTTACCGTCGCCCTGTTCTTTGTGGGTATGCGATTTAACGCCCACGCCGTCGACCTTCACGTCGCCACCACTGACCGCGACAGAGCCCCGGAACGTCGCCACCTCGCCACCAGAGCCGCCAGAGACGGTCATGCCGCCCTCGCCGATTATCTGCTTCATAACCTGCACGATGCCGGTAAAAATCGCCCGAGGCGTGTCAAAAGTGATTTGTTTCTCGGCTATGACATTCGCCGTCTGACACTTGATATTTATGATCCCAGCGCCAGCGACGAGAACTTCGAGCGTGTTCGTGCCTTCGTGATAGGAGATTACGGTCCCGTCATCGTACTGCGTGATATCGATCTCGTGGTCCTCCGTCGGCTCCGGGTACTGCTCGGAATTGATCGAGCAGATGATTACGCCCTGGCTGATATCGCCATCCGGAGAGGCGACGACCACCTGTTCCCCTTTGGTGTAGGTCGACCGGGTGCGCTTCGAACCGGCTCGCGTCTTGCCCGCCTCGATCCAATCGGAGAGGATGCCGTCAATCCCCACCCGGTAAAGCCCCTCGTTTTCCCCCTCGCCCACGCGACCGATATAGCCGAGGCTGATATTCCCCCGCGTGCGCTGTGATAGCTGGCGTGCGTCCTGCTGGTTCATGGTTACGGCCCCGCGTCGCGTGTCAGCTCAACATAATCCGCCTCGTGGCCGGTACCGATGTTCGGAGCCATGCCGAGCCAGACGTGATCCGGAACGAGGTCGCCCGGTTCAAACCAGATGTTGTCGCCGAGATCGATATCCTGCCGCCACTCAACGCGCCAGGCGGCGTATTGGTCTAACTGAGCGTGGAACGCGTCGCGGTAAGCGCCGGTCACTCTGGCCGGTCCGGTGCGGAACTTCTTCCCCTCCGGATCGTTTGGAATCTCCCAGCGCCTCAGCTTGAGGAACGTCGCCAGGCTCGCGGCGATAGCGCGGATAGTGAACCGGGCGCGCGGGACGTTGAGCTCTTTGATGATGATCAGCGCCTCGAAATTCCACGTCGTCGGGAGCTGCTCGGTACCGCTGTCGTTATCCGGGTCGACCTCGAACTCCTCGCAGTCGAGCAGGATACAAGGGACCGGCATTTGTTCCTGTTCGCCGCGCTCGCTGCCCCGGTAAAACTGGATGTGAAAGTCCGGGTACCGCGTTTTTAGCTGGTGGACGATTGCGTCGTGAAACGCCACCATATCTATTGAGTCAGCCATTTTTACCACCTGTCCGATTTAATGTCGTAGTTAACGCGCGCCTCGATATCGCGCACGAAATGCCGCCAGAATATCCGATCAACCTCGATGAATATTTCATCCTCGACGTAAATATCGGCCTGATCTTTGATGTGCTGCAGTTGCTCGCGGATCGGCAAACGCCCCTTGCCAGCGCGTTTGAAGATGGTGCGCTTCCTGCCTGACTTCGGTTTGCCGACGAAGCCGCCCTCGTGGTAAAACTTGCCCGCCCACGCGCCCCCGGCGTCCTGTTTTACGGTGCCTTTGAACGAGGAGACGGGGAGGTCGTTTAATCCGTACCACAGCGCGACGCCGCCGTCCTTACCTTTGAGGCGGACGGATTTCAGGCGCTTGCGTAAGATACCGAGAGTGCGGAGCTGTAGCTCGTCGCGGAGGCCGCGAGCGGACATTTTGCGGAGGGTTGCGGCGGTGCGGTTGCACGCGCGGGAGAACGCCGCGCGATACTGTTTTTCACTGGCTCCGAGGTCGTCGGCAATGGTTCGCAGTTTTTTAACATCAATATCGAAGTGTAACATTTGAGGGCCTGCTCAGAAATACGGTCGCTGTCCCGGTGCCGTCCGTCCTGCTCGGGCCTTTGACCTCGAAAACTTCCCCGGCGACGTCCACTTTATCGCCAATATCCAGACCCTTGAGGAGCTCGGCCGGGCCATTAATGCGCGGCTCGCTGCCTTCGAAATCATACTCCCCGAGCATCTGGTCGTAAGCCGGATCGTCATAGATAACGTAAACCGGATTTGGTGCGCGCGTTCCGTCCGGAGCAATAAAAAAGGCGGGTTTAGCAAACCCGCCCTCTGACTCCGGCTGATAGAACGCGCTCAGGTCTTCCCATTCAGCGCGTTGCATGGCGGATTACTCCTGATCAGCGTAATTCTGTTCGACCGCGTGCTGTACGACGGCGAGCATTTCGTCTTTGTTTGCTTTTTCGTCAACGTCGATAGAGTTGTCTTTCGCAAACTGAACGAGCTTGTCTTTCGTCAGGCCTTTAAGGTGGGCGAGGATCTCTTCCATCTTCGGACCGTCATTGTCGTTATCAGACTGATAACCGGTAGAGGCGTTCAGCTCCTGACCTTCGACGAGCTCGGCCTTGCCGCGCTGCACCAGGTTGTAAGCGATGCCCGGCTCGAGCTCGACTTTCGTACCGCGTGAAATGACTTCGCCATCCTTCATGAATGCGGAAACAGCGGTAACTACGATCATTGTTGGTTTCATGCTTTTTGCTCCAGAAATTCAGGGGAAAGAGCCGCCCGTGAGCGGCTATCCGGGTTATTACGGCGTAACTGCTTTGGTGCCGTAAGCGAACGACTCAACGCGGCGCATACCGAAATCAAGGTCCTGCATTACGACGATGCGCAGACCGCCAGACAGTGCCAGCGCATACGGATCCAGCGTCAGATCCAGACCGCCCCACATGGCGATAATGAAGTCGTTAAAGTTACCGAAGAACGCGTCGCCGGTTTTGATCTGGTTGGTGACTGCCGCGCGGTAGCCGTTGACGGTACCGTTAGGCTCCCACAGCAAACCAGCCTGGCCGACGCTCTGACCTTCCATGAATTTCGGCGTGGTCTTCGCTTTACCGCGACCGCGTGCGTCGAATACGTAGGCCATACGGTCGACCAGCGCGTTATCTGCAGCGATTTCGGATTCCAGCGCGACGGCTTCTTCGTAACTCATGAAGTCGCCAGCCCATACCTGAGCGCCGATGCCGGTGTAGTTCTTAATGCCGCGCGGCTCGTCGCCGGTACCGGTACCGTAAAAGCCAGCGTGGTCGATAGCGATACCGACAGCAGCCGCCAGATCAGCACGTACCAGATTTTCCGCATCAGGCGTCGACTGTTTCAGCAGACGGCGAGTGATATCGGTATACGCGCCCACTGTGTGCGGGGAGAGTTTGATCTGGCCGAACGTCGGGATGGTTTCCTTCACGTTCTCGCCTTCCCCGACCCAGAACGCCTGAGCGCCGCCGGTCTGTTTAGGGATTGCCACGTTACCGGTTAAGCCGGTCATCGTGCGGGCAAGGCCCATCAGCACGGTGTTGTTACGCAACATGCCGATAAACTCGCTCGCGAGGAAGTTCTCCGCGACGATGTTTTGGCCGGTGATAGCGCCTGCCGGTGTATCCGGAGCGCCACCAGCGTTAAGCGCACGCTGTGCCTGTGCGCGCATCTGACCGCCCGCAAAGCTGCGGAGCACGTCTTCCGGAATCATCAGGCCCTGAGCTTCGCGGCCATAGGCTTCGGCGGCGGCTTCGGAACAGCGGATTTCGAATGCTGCTTCGCGCTGCACGCGCGGATCGTTCGGCTTGTCCAGCGCACGGATCGCACGGAACAGGGACCATTGACGGACTTCGCTGTCGGTCATGCCGATAATGGTGGCGTTCTCGTCCAGCGGTTCGCCATTACGTTTGCCTTTCTTCACGTTGAAGGCGCGCTCGCCGTTGCCGTCCACGCTGCCTGGATGCTTCTCGCCGCGCTCGTTCATAGCGTCCAGCAGCATAGCGCGAGCCTGGTCGACGCTCTTACCTTCGCCCACAGCTTTAGCCGCTACGCCCTGGAGGCCGTAGGTCTCGCCCATCGCGAAGATCTCAGCGTTACGCTGTTTGATCTCGCCTTCGATATCGGCACGGCTCGGAGCCGGGTCGTTATCATCTTCGGGACCGCCCGCGCCTTTGTTTTGCTGGCGGTGCTGGCGCTGGCCGCGCTCGCCGCCTTCTAACTCAGGAACGCCGCCGACCAGATAGAGAATCGTCTCGATCTTGTCGTTGTTGTCGGTGTCCACCATTGCGCGGACAAGGTTCCCGCGCGCGTCTCGTACCGTCTTTTCTACCAGGTTCATATTACGTTTACCTTTTACGGGGTGTGGTGTGTGAGCCGGATTATCGGCGGTGTTTACTATGGGATCCATGTGCGGGGTGTCAATCGGCACTGAACGGCCCACGCCGACGGAGTTGTCGGCCGGTACTGATACAAACGAAATTTCATACGGGAGCCAGCGAGTCACGGTGATTACGTCGACGTTTCCGCCGTCGCGCGTCTCCGTAATTTTGGCCTCGATGATCTTATAGCCGACCGAGACTTTCGTCCGGATGTTGTCTTTGACGTCCTGGAAAATCTCCTCGCCACGCTGCGAACGGGAGAACTTCACGAACGCACGTCCGATCCGGTCGCCGTCGATACGGGCGACTTTCACGACGCCCGCCTGGTCGCGCCAGTTGTGATCCACCAGCAGCGGCGCGCCGTCATTCAGGCGGGACATATCGACCGCGCCCGGAGAGTGATCGAGGATCTCAATCCCGAACCACTGCTCGACCTCGGCCTCGCTCGAGAACGCGAGCTCGACGGTGCGCTCGGCCTCGTCAATGCTGACGACCGTCATTTGTCTGGTGCTGTGCTGAATGCGCTCGCCGAAGTCCGGAAGGGTACCGGCAGAACGCGCCATATTAAGCCCGATTATCAGGCTTAGTTTGTGTTGTTTCATTCGTTGCGCTCTCCGCTGCTAATATTTTTGGATCATACCCCGCGTTAACGAGGACCAGTTTTTCGGCGTTATCTTTGGACATACCGGCCGCGATGTGCAGGTTAATCTGCTCCTGAACCTCGTCGGCGCGCTCCTGCCAGACCGCTTGCGGGTCGAGACCCTTCTCGCGGATAACGCGGCCCGCCGTGGTGAGCCCCTTGTTAATCGCGATAACGTTGGCGTTAACGTCTTTCTCGGGGTCGATCCAATCCCAGCGGCGCGCCTGCCATTCGACCTGCTGGAGATCGAGTAAACGGGTCGCTGAAATAGATCGACCGTTCACCCGAATTAATCCGCCCAGCAGCGCGCGCGGTAGCCAGGCGCGGAAAACCTTCTCGACGAACGACTCGATAAACCACTCCTGAATCTCTTTCCAGTTCTCGCGCTCGTCGAGAGCGCCCTGTCGGATGCTCGAAAAGTTGACGCCCTCGAGGTCGTTGGCGAGGTTGTTATAGCTGACGCCGAAGCCCGAGGCGATGCCTTGCAGGTGCGATTTTTTGAAGCCCGAATATTCGCCCGCCGGATATTGCGGGTTAACTTCTTTGTACTTCGCGCCCGGCGGGAGGATGTTCACTTCGCCTGGCTCGCTGGTCACTTCGAAATCGCCGTCCTCTTCACAGTCCCACTCGAGGAGCGGGTTATCCGTGTCGCTGTCCTGCTCGATGTACCCGTGCTTATTCGCCCCCGCGCGGGCGTTGATCAGGGCGCTGGATTCCATGCCCGAGAGCTGACGAGAACGGAACAGCGACGTAGCCAGCCACGGTAAGCCGCGCTTTTGCCCGCCGAGCTCGTCGTCGAAGCCGTGAATGATCTCATCGGCCGGGATCCGCTCGTAGTCGGTACCGCCAAAATTGAGGTATTCGCTGGTAGCGTCCTGCGTCGCGAAGTAATAAGCGACCGGCCGACCGTAGCGATTGAACTCAATACCGAACCGGACGAAGTGCCCGTCGCGCATGTTGTCGATTTTCATCATGACCGGCAGACGCTGCGGGTTAATCCACTGGAGGGAAAACCCGTATTTTCCGCCGTACTGCGAGCCGAACACGAGGCGATACAGGTATTCACCCATCCCGGCCGCGTTGCGAGCGGCGGTTTTCTGGTGCAGACGGAAAGACTTTTTGCCGGTTACGTCGCAGTGCTCCGCCTGGCACCAATCAGCCCACGCCAGCGCCAGCGCCTTATTAACTTCCGTGTCGAGCTTGCCGTCGGCTTTCTTGACCTTCGGCTGCATGACGATCCCGGCGTGACCGACCACGTTATTCGCGACCATCCGGACGAACGCTTTCGCGTAGTCGTTATTGCGGACCTGATCCATTGAGCGGCCCACGAGCACGGCCTGATTACGCTCGATAATCTGGTCGGCGGTGAGCGGCTGCGCCTGCCACTGGTCGCCGAAGCGGTCAGCGTTTGTCGCGTCGTAGCCAGCAGAGCCGAGCATACCGGCGAACGCGCTACCGGCCGGTGCTGTCATGCTCCGGGCGCGGGAACGCGGGCGACGTGTTGCTGGTGCTTCGCCGACGGTCGGCTCGACCCGGATAATCATCGGCTCAGGCTTGCCGCCAAAAATGCGAGAAAATAGGCTCATGGTAGGCGGATCCTTATTTTGCGGCCGAACGGGTTAACCTTCATGGCCCGCATTTGCGCCGCTCTGACGCGCCCGGCGTAGTAGCGTTGCAGGCGTAACAGCTCGGTCATTGATTCCCGGTAGAGCTCGCGGTTGTTGATGCGATAACGCTGCTGGTCAATCTTGGCGCGCCCGGCGAGAACGGCGTTGATGTTATCGAGCGCGATTTCGTCCGGCGTCCGGAGGTCGATCTCGCCCTCAGCGGTGGCAAGGTCGGCCCGAGCGGTAAAACTGCCAGTTGCCAGATCGATGATCTGCGCACCATTGGACGCCCGGATCGCGTACCAGTAGCGACCGGGTACAAGGTCGGCAGTCTCGGACGGGAAGGCCGTGAAGTCCCAGCGGTTCGACTCCTCGCTCGACCGAGCGCCAGTTAACCGAAGCAGCGACGGCCCACGAGCGACTAACTCGAGCGAGTACTCGTCCGAACTCACGGAAGGCGCGAACCATACGGAGAACAGCCAGCTCAAGCCGGATGTTTGCACTAAAGGGATGGATTTTTTGCATAACATAAGTGACCTTAAAAGTTAGTGATCCAGTTTTTACGAGGGCGTTTTTTAACGCGTTTCCTCTTCGGCGTGTCCTGCAAAGCGTCTAAAACGAGTTTATTCTGTTTCTTGACAGGCGGTTTTACCATGTGCGGGCTGTCATTTTCGCCTGTTTTGGCCTCTCTCGGCTCGGCAACTACAGGCCCGACCCGCTTCAATTTGCGAACCTTATCGCTGGTGGCGGTGTCCGGGCTCAGTCCGAGGCGTGCGGCGATTCTCCGGAGCGGCGGCGCGGCGATTTTGAGGGCGCAATAGCCATAAACGCGACAGTCGAACGCCTCATTTCGGGCTTTGTCTTGCTTAGCCCATATTCGCTTTGGCTGGCCCTTCTCGTATTTGGTGATCAGCTTCTCGGCGGTGATCTGCTTAAACCATTCCTCGTGTCGGTCGTCCGGAATGTGACAGTAGCCCGGACCGGGCTTATCTTTCAGCAGGCGACGCGATACGACGAGTTTTGCCTCGTCGGTACCCACCAGGAACAGGTCAGTTTTGCGCTTGTTTTGGCCCTGCACTTTGGTGACAGACTTCTCCACGACCGCACGGCCCCAGCCGCCGACCCCTTTCACCGCGAACAGGCGGCGACCGGTACGCCCGGCCGCGTAGTCGTATGCCGCCTGCGTCATGCCGCTGGTCCCGCCGGTATCCATACAGATCGCCGACACGGGCAGATACTGCCCTGACTCGTGCAGATATTCGCCAGACATAAGATCGTCAAGCTGATCCCACGGGTCCGAGGTCAGCGGGTCGCCCCACAGAACGTGATATCCGAGGCTCCAGCTCTCCTCACCCAGCCCCCACGCGATAACCTCCGCCTCGAGGCGGTCGATCTGCATATCGACGCCCATCGTGATATAGAGCCCGCCGTAAGGGACCTCGGCCGCGTACACTTCCGCGCGGCTCATCAGTGAATCAGGATCCGCACGCTCACCGCCCGCGTCGTAAGGCTCAGCGAGCGAGACGTTGTAGAAAACCTGCATATCGTCGGCTTTCAGCTTGTCGAAATAGTCGCGGACAATGGCCGAGACCTTCCGGAATGTGCTGTAAAACTCGTTGAGGTGATAGCTGGCGTGCCCGGTGAAGCGCCGCGACGCCTTCCAGCCAGCGCCTAAATCTTCCGCCACGCGGATAGCCTTCACGCGCTCGCCGTCATTCAGCGCCGTTCCGCACTCGGTGCAGTGGATCGCGGCGTGTAAATGGGCGTCCGCGTCCTCAAATTCGTTAATAAATTTCGCGTTTTCCTCGTCGTTTTCGCGACGGCCGGGCCATGAGACCGCGTCCCACGTCAGGAGGGTATGCTCCTCGCAGTGCGGGCACACGATGTAAAAACGACGCTGGTCGCCTGCCCGGAATTGATCGTCGATGTAGGAGAAGCCCTTCTCGGTCGGCGTGGATATCTCGATCATGAAGCGGTTGTCGCCGAAAGTGGCGGAACGCTGCCAGAGCAGGCCCATCGGGTGCCCTTCCTTCGTTCGCTGGTATCCGTCCACCTCGTCGCCAATGATGAGCGGAGCCGAACGGCTTCGCATGGTGCGCGGCGAACCAGCCCACGCAAAGAACATGTAGCCGCCAGGGTAAGAGATCATCTTGCGGTTGTTCACCGCGCCAGCCGACAGCGCCTTTTTGACCGGGTCGGAATCGTCCGCGAGCGGGTTCCACTTCGTTTCCTTCCAGACCTCGAGATCGCCTTCGCTCGGCTGCATCATCATTTGCGAACGCGGGGAGCAGGCCATCGCCCAGCCCTGAACGCACAAGGCGAGCAGCGTTTTCCCGACCTGCGCGCCCCACTCCAGCGTAATGCGGTAACAGTTCGGGTCGACGATCATGTCCATTGGTTCGCGCTGGTATGGGGCGTTGTGTATCCGGTAGGGTCCCGGAACGGCGTTACCGACCGGGATTTTTATGTTTTGCTCGGCCCACACTGACGGCGGGATATTGTCCGGCGGCAACAGGTGCGGCTGAGCACGGCGGATCCCAGCGAGAATCCCCGCGAGATTCGAGAACTCAGGATTCGCTTTGCTGGTTTTAACTATCGTCTTCGTCTTCGGTGTCTTCTTCTTCGTCGCCATCGCCCGGCCCCTCGATATTCATTAGAACTTTATCTGTCGATAAATCCTTGAGGGCGTTGTCTATCTCGGCCTGAATAACCGATTTAAATCGCGTCTCGTCCGTCTCCCCGACCAGCGCCGAATATACACGGCTCGGGATGATCCTCAAAGCCGCGCGCATATCAGCGAAAATTACGGTCAGGGCCTGCGTCATTTCGTCGATTGGGGCGACGAGCTTTTTCTCTTTCTCGAGGTTGAGCTCGACCCGGAGCATTTTCGCCAGCTTCATTCGCCGGTCGATGGTCGCCTCGTCTGCCGTAACTTTGCCGGTAGCCTCGTCCACGTTTTTATTCACCAGCCACTCGGAGATCTCGGCCGTGTTGATTTCCCACGCGATGCCCTTGCTCCCCTGCGTGATGTACGGAGCTCCGGCCCTCATCCATGCGTCAACCGTCGGCCCTGATACCCCGAAAATGTCGGCGATATCCTGACGCCCGACGACCTTACCTTTCACTGTTGAACCCTTTACCGCTTTTGCCACTTAATCCCCCGACGACCTATTATTAAAACCGATAAATTTTGTTTGTTAGAGAACGCGTGTTTCGCGGAGGTTATGCCCCCGCAAGCCTCACCCCCTGCCGGGAGGACCCGACGAAAAAAAACGCCCCATGATGGTGCAAGATAATGTGTTGTTGATAGTCATTCTCATTAGCATATCATCCTTTGAATCATCATGTTGTCTAGCACGTTCACACATGGCGCCCTAACCTTTCACGATATATTGTTCTGTGCCTATGCCCCAATAGCAGCACGCAAACACCACCACACAAAGCGCAATAGCACATAGCAGCACGCTACACCAGCACACAATACAGCACACACATCTAACCACGTATGACCCTGTTCACTCCCCTGCATACAGCCCCCTTATAGCCTGCCATGTGATAGGGCCCACCCAATGTATTATCAGGCGGGCCCTATGGTGTTTATTTATTATCGTGTGGGCGCTGTACTTTAGAGCCCCCTATATAACTCGACCCGGACTTTTTAAAACTGAGGTAATCGCGAATCATCATTCCCACTATTACCCCTATAAGCGCCATATACAGGATATTCACTTTACTCCCCTTACTGCTTCCCATTCGAGGTTACAGGTTTGTCCGGCGTTGAAGTAGGCGTCAGCCTCTCCTGCCAGTTCTGTTGATCGCTGATTAATTTTTCGGTACAGCTCGGCAAGCAAAACGCCGACCTTTCCGGCATTCTGGCCGCTGCCGATAATGGTGGAATTGTTGCCACTGTCGAGCTGTTGGAGCGCTGCTTCGATGGACTGTTGCAGCCGCTCAGATTCAGCACGAGCACGAGCAGCATTAGCAGCAAGGCGAGCATTTTCCACTTCGGCGTTTTTTTGTATTTCGTCAACACGTCGTTGCCTCTCTTTTTCGATTTTGCTCTGTTCGAGCGAGAAGTTTAAATCGGCCTGTAAGTCGTCTGCATTACGCTGCAGCCATTTTACTGACCATGATTTATCACTGGTGGAATATCCCCAATAAAAAACCCCGCCCAAAAGGGCGAGGCATATTGCGGCGAGGATAATGTTTTTATATGGCTTGAGAAAATTAATCATGTTGCCCCCCGGCGTTATTTGGTCAGCTCCCGATAAGCGTCCCGCATTTTTACATCGTAATTATTTTTGTAGTACTCAGGTCCGTTATAGAGCTGTGCAACGACTTTCCAGTTCTCGGACTTCGCAGCCAATATAATCGCCGGATTCGCTTTAAGGAAGCGGACCATCATTTTTAGCTGACCATAATCGCTGTAAGCGTCGTTCACGAGCTGCTGAACACTCTCGTAGCCCAGCGCTTTCCAGTTAGAGCCCAATACCTGACCAGCGCCCCAGCTACACGCCTCGAGCGCTGACTGTCGATGAATTGCGACCGCCTGCTGTAACTTCGGGTGCTGCTCGGAATATTTGCCATAGCTTTTGCTCTGTGACGGGTTGCAAAGCTCAGGGTGCGTTTTACGAACGGTCTCGGCGAATGCCTGCCCGCAATTCTTAACGAGCTGGCGATAGAAGATATGCCGCTCGAAAAGGATTTTCGGGATACCGGGCGAGAAAAAGCCCTGACCTTCGGTTTCCACCTCAGCGATTGCTTTCAGGTGGGCGAAAGAAAGGCCGATAGACTCGGCCTCTCTGCGGTACTGCTCGTTTGTAATCATTTCTGCCTCGCATAGTTTTTAGCGCGTGATGCTTTTGCCATTGTGAACCACCAGCAGCGGATCCGGGCATAAAGCGCGGACTTGAGATAAGCCCGGCGCACTAACAATATCGCAAAACAGATAACGAGCGTCATCGTCGTTTTGACCGGGAAGACTTCGTCCCGGATGTGCAGCAGCCAGGCGACAGAGGCGAACGCGAGCATCCCGTAAAGGAATCGACCGATAACGCCGTCGCGAACGCTTTCGTCCCACACTGACCAGCAGCAGTAAGCGAAGATAACGACCATCCCCGCTGCACCTGCGCCGACCAGCCACTGATCAATAATTGTGTTTACGATCATTCGTTCTTACCCCTGAGAAATGGAAATCTCGCTTTGAGGATTTCCAGCAGATCGAGAGAGTCGACCGCTCTTTTTCCAGCTTGCACTAATGACGCCCCGAAAATCCCGATCAAAAATCCGAAAAAGCTGGACAGAGCGTCACTTTCTAAATGGTAGTAAGCAATTATAAATCGCCCACCGTAATAGCTGATAATGCTCCCCGAAAGAACAAAGCGGAGTATTTGCCCTTTCGTTTTGAACTCCGGATAAAAATAGAGCCCGACCACCGAACCGAGAAAGCCCGCGAGTAACAGGTCGGCGCTTTCCTTGATTTTCTCTAGCATGTGCTTATGTCCTCTTGTCCGCCTCCAGCACGCGATATACACGCCGGAGGCTAATGTCGATTGATTCGGCAATCTCTGCCGCTTTCATTCCTTCGCTGTGTAGTCGCTTAATGGTCCGATTGATAAAGACCCGGTAAATCTCGGCACAAGGTGCGGGAAAGAGGAAGGAGCCACCGAAGGCGCGGATCAGTTTGGTTGCGTTGATATAGCCAATCATCTTAACGATCCGGTCATCGGGCTTGAGTGAGGTAGGTACGAAAAGCACTTTTCGATTTGTGATTGAATTGGGATAGCGCTTGTCCCGGACTTCATAGGTCGGGAGCTGGCCCACGAGCTCGAGAGCTGCGGTCCTGCCGATTACGTCGGCTATCTCCTGCACTGATTGCGGTAGTAAAACCATGTAGCGCGCTCCCCGTCGCTGATTTGCCCTGTATGCCTGTCGGTCGGAATCATCCCATAACAAACGATAGCGAGTCGACGCTTAATCCCCGGTTTTGTGCGGTTAATTTACGCGTTTGTAACCTCGTAACCGGCCGAAGGTTACAAAATAGTTCTTTAGTTTCAGGTAGTTGCGAGGGGGTTGGTTACAAGGGTTACACGAAAGTTACACTCTAAGTTATTGAATTACCTACTAAATAGATATAATAATATATGAATGTAACCATTATTATTATTATAAGAGTATGTGCGAGGTATATCTGTTTTTAGATATTTATATCTCTTACATAATAGGTATTGATTTCCGGGAAAAAGGTTACACTAGCGGCATTCTGTTTTATTATCCTCTCAATTCAACCGCTTACGCGGAAAAGAGCGTAATTCTAGTCGAAATAAAAAGGATACGAGGGTTACGCGACCTGAGTAAGTGCCTGATATCGTTCATCATTCCTCTGTAACCAAAAAACGGGTTTGTAGCCTCAGAGGTTACGCTCGACGCCCCCGCTATGGTATCCGGGTTTCCTTACCCGTAGGGAGACGCGCGACCGGGGAGGAATCGACGGGAATCGGGGCGCTGTCGAGTTTTCTGGCGCTGGTGGCGTGGATGTATGGGTTATGTATATAAGCGCCGCGAGAATGCGTTACGTTGAGTATTTGCAGTTATATATATTTAGTGATATATATAGAGCTCAATCAACGGGGGATACCATGAAACGAGAATTGTTAGAACGCGGCATGACCGGGAATAAAAAATACCCGTGGGAGAAGATGGACGTCGGCGACTTCTTCGAGGTGCCGGAGAGAATGACCACGGACGCAAACATCCGTATGCAGTGTTATTTCAGGAAGCGCGACCGAAAGGAACAATACCGGGTTAACCGGCTGGCGGGCCTTTTCAGGGTGACGCGCCTCAAATGAATAAGGGCCTCGATTGAGGCCCTTTTTTTATTCGCTGTCGGCGTCGAGCTCGTAGTCCTCGAGGTCGATAGGAATGTCGCAGTGCGGACAGTAACCGTCAGCGGCTGCGACCGCGTGAACATCGATCCGCTCGTCGCAGTTCCAGCAGTTGATAATCATTTGCGGTCCTTCGGGTTAGCTGGTGGCAACTTGCCGCGCTTGGCGTTGTTGATGACGTCGCGGCCGTCCTGCTGCTGCCAGTTGCGGTCACGGTCCTGCGGGATGGTTTTCTCTTCTCGGTTCATAGCTATTGCTCCTCTCACTGCGGTTATTACTGATTCAATGATGCCTACTGAAAGGTAGGCGACGAGCAGCCAGACAAACCACTCCGGCCACCCCATCGCGTGAGCGTACAGCTCGACGCTGTTCATTTCGCCGCCTTATTGCGTTTGCCGCCTGCCCGGTACCACTCATTACGGACGAGCTCGAGTTTTTTGGTGTTCTGGTAGCCGTTCAACTTCACCCAGCCTTTACGGGCGTTGTTTTTCGTGTGCCAGTGATAGACGTCGGGCTCGCTGCCCTCGCTTACCCGGAGCTGGTACCGCTCTCCGTCGAGCTCCATAGAGCCGAGGACGTCGCTGTCGGTCTCGTTGAAGAAGATCATGATTTACTCCGTCCGGAAGCCGATAGGGCCATCGTCTTTGCGGTAATCAGCCAGCAGTCCGGAGAGTTCAAGCCCGCTGACGCTGCCTTCGATGTTGATTGTGATGTTGTGATTATGGACAACGCTCGTCTCGCCCGGTGTGAACTCGCCAGGCATAGTGACCAGCGCCTCATAGCTGCCAGACCAATCGTGATACCACGCGAAGACGGCGAACGCGGCAACGTCGAGCGGCTTGTCGCTGGTGTGCAGGCGACGGAGGCAATCGTCTTGCCAATCGTCACGGTCCCAGCCGACATAACCCTGACGTTGTTTGTAGTGCAGGCGCTGAGCGAGATTCTCCGCGAACGAGCCAATCAGGTCGGCGGTATGCATTTCCAGACCGACCGGGAGGAACACGGTTTTCGGTGCCAGACCTTCGCTCGCTGTTTCATCCAGCACGCGGCAACGGTCGCGCATACCCTTGATGTAACTGATCGGAGATTGTCCGCACGGGATCGGCTGAATGGCTTCGATAACCTGATCCATGCCGTTCGCGTCGCGTTTCATCCGCTCGATGTTCTGGAGAGCGCCGACGCTGTTCTGACCGCCAACCACCTCGATCAGATTGTCGTATTGTCGATTAAGTAAATCGAGCGTGCGCTGTAACCCGTCGCGCTCTTTCTCGAGCTCGAGGATCTCTTTGCTTTTCGCCTGGCTGTTATCCAGCACGTCATGCAACGCGGACAGGATCTGCGGGTAGTTGCTGACTTCTTTCCGGCAGTGCAGAGCATTAGCCACCTGCTCGATAAAGTTCTCGGTTGCCGCCTGCGTCACGCTGCCGTAAAGACCCGGCACCAGCGTCCGCTGCATGTCACGTTCCGGACAGCATGAGACCGCGCGAGGGGAAATTACCGCGAGCTGGTCGAGTGAGTAAGTCGCTCCGCATCCGGTACACATTTCGACTTCTACCCAGCCGTGCACGGCCTTTACTGCGTCGTGGGCGTGAAGGCGCTCATTTTCTTCTTTGAGGATTTCAACTTTATTTAAAATCCCCTCTGCGGTAGTGATCTCGCCTGTCGTAAAGAGCGCCTGAATGATTTTGCGCACGATGTAGGTATCGGATACGGCTGCTTGATTAGTCATGATTAAACCCCGTTGAAGTTAAGTTGATTGTTTTCGTCCACCAGCGCGAACGGTATTACCACACACTTTGCGTTACGGCCGTTTATGCGTACCTGTTTGTTACGCTCAACGCCCGGCATACGAGAGAGCAGTCCGCGCCAGTCAGCCGCATAAGGCGTCTTGCTGAAAGCGCGGGCTATCTGCTCGCTGTTCCCTACCGCTAAAAACAGACCGTCGCCGCGAATGTTCATAGCCTCGAGAATAGATTTAGCCTCTGAGTTACTAATATTGAGAGACTCCTGTTTGATTCCGCGCGCCTGCAGCCAGAGACGGTAAACCGTGCCGCTCATGCCGTTTGGCAGTCTGGTCGAGTACCCGAGGATCGTCTGTAGCACGATTTCGCCCTCGTCGATTGCCTCGACCTCGCGGAGCTGGCCCCATGAGTGCAGGTTGATAAATTCCAGCGCCTCAGGCTCGCCGACTTCGTGGTCTGCAATCAGCGAGAACGCGCCAGCTAACAGCGTGCCGTACTGGTCGCCGTCGCGGACGGTACCGAATTTGCGAGAGGCGACACGCTTAAACGTCTCGATGTTTTTCATCGTGATTGGCTGCAGTTTCAGGATCCGCCAGAGCAGCCGAGCCGAGATCATGGGATCCGTCTCGATGGTGTGCAGCGTCTCTTTGAGCGCCTCCCACTCGGCGGAGTCGTCGACGCGCTGCTCTTTGCTTTTCAGTGTGAGAACGCTCATTCGCTCAATATCCGCCTGGTGCTTGATGCCGACCTGAATCGAGGCGAGCAGGAACATCGAGCGGATCAGATAGCTTATCGAGTTGCCGGTCGCGGTACCTTTGAGCGTCTTCGCCTGGCTGTCGCTCGAGCTCTGGCGGGCCATTGCTAAAACCGCCTGGACGCGCTGACTCTCACGCTCGCTGTTCTGCTCTGACTCATCGAACAGGACCGGAAGGGCGTCGCCTTTCAACTCCTGACGGATACCGGCCTCGGAGCTCGCGCCCTGAGCGTAAACGCAAACGCTCGACAGCAGCGGTTTTGCGAACTTCTCGAAGACGGTCGATTTACCGGAGCCGGGCCCGCCGGTTATCCATGCGTGCGGACGCCACGGGAGCGCGCCACAAATGGGAGCCAGTGCGATAAAGCCCGCCAGCAGGTGAGCCGACTCCGGTCGCTGCCACTGAAACAGTTCGGAGGTCGCCAGCAGGCGCGCGCCTTCTTCGCGGGTCATCGGTGCGCACTCTTTAACGCGTAATGACTTTAAGCGCTCGTACACGTTGCGCGACTCGATTTGCCACGTCTCGAGCTTCTCGCCGTCGACCTGCAGATGATCGCCGAAGTGGAACACGGCGCGACCCTTGTCGACCCACGCGCCCCGGCCGCGAATGATATCCGGCGAAAAGATTGATTTTTCTTTGCACGCTTGGATCAGGTCGTCCATAGCGCGATCCCAATTGATGCCGGACTTCGAGCCATATTGCTCCTCCCAATAGTAGAGCGGGGCGAGCTGCAGCAAATTAGCCTTTGTGTGCCCGGTAGGCGTCAGGTCCACGATCTGCGCGGTGCTGGTGGACAGGTAATAATATTTCTGACGGTCATAGCCCAGCGGTTTAAAGTGCGGGCGCTCATAGTCTTCTGTTATCGCCACGTCGGTTTTTTCCTGCTTCGCTGTTGTAACTGGTTCGGGCGTTCTCGGAGACACGGCCGCGAACAACTGCACGCGGGCGTTATCCACTGGCTCGAGACAAAACAGGTCGTTTATGTCGGTCGGGCCTTTGGTTTTCTCTTCGCCGCTTTCCGTCTTTGTGGTGACTGTGTGCGCCTCGAGCGTTTCCGGGAGGAACTCCGGAACCATCCAGGCACAATTAAACGTGTTGGCGCATTTGCGCGCGTTGACCTTGCCCGGATTGTTAACCGGCTTCGTGGTCCAGCGGTCATTGTCGCCGACGACCAGAATCGGCCGGCCGCGAAACATTTCGCGAGTTTCTTCCATGACCGGGAGAATGTTCCCCGCATCAAAGCAGACGATAACCGTCCAGCCGGTGAGCTGGTGGATCGTTGCGCCGGTTGCGTAGCCCTCGCAGTAAGCGACGGTGTCCGCGCCGTGGATGATGAAAAAGCATCCGGACTTTTTGCCGCCTGGCAGATAGTAGCGGTCAGACCCTGTCTTCGGCGGAGTCGGCGATATCGCCTGCAGCGAATGGATCGTCCCGTCTGCGCTCATGACCGGGATCAGCAGGCGGTTGTCTTTCTGGTGGACTTCGCCGGTCGCGTTGCTCTTTACCGGCCATGTGCCGACGCGCAATCCGTAGGACTTGATATTTTTGCGGGTCAGGTAGGGATGCTCATCGCATGGCGACGCTTTGGCCCAGATGTTATTCGCGCGTTCGCGGGCTTCGTCGAGCTCGAGCTTGCGCTCTTTGACCTGTCGGGCGAGCGTCTCTTTGCGACTCTTCTCGCGTGCTGCCAGCGCCTCGGGTGATACCTGAGGCACGTCGGCATTATTGATAACGTAACCCTCGAGTTTTGCATCGTGGACCAGCGAGCCGACCGTTACCGGGCCAATCTTCGCCGACTTCCAGACAGCTTTAGCTGAGGATGCGTTATAGCCTTTCGTGTCTTTGCGTGACCATTGATCCCAAACGTCGAAGCCTGAGTCGCCGAGCTCGGCTTTAACGGCCATAGCCATTTTGACCCACACTTCACGACTACCGGCGTCCAGTAGCGAAAGCATGTCGGCGATTTCGCCTTCGGTGAGGTCTCTCAGTTTCCCCGTTGACATTGGGACCCCTTACGCTACTTTCGCGGCGATTTTCAGTTTCAGCAGTTCCAGCTTAGCGGCCGGGATCATGGTGCTGTTTTTGCAGCGCCAGATCTGGACGGTGTTAAGACGAACGGACAGAAGCTCGGCGACAGCCTGCTCGCTGAGCTGCTGCTCTTTCATGATGCTGTTTAACTCGTCGGTGCGGGTTGGCTGAGGTGCTGGATTAGCTCGTTTCATTTTTAATTCCTTAAAAGAGTAAGGCCTGACTATATCAGGCCTTTTAAGTTTTTAAAACACTTTATGCGATTATTTCGGTTTTTTTGCGCGCTTACCTGGCTCGGCCATTTCGGCACGCTTGCCAGCCAGGGTGAAGCAGTGCCCGAACTTATCCTTTCCGTAATAGTGTTTGCCCTCCTCGACTCCGGCCTCCGCACACTGCCGGGCGACGCCGTTGTCGAAGCCCTGCCGGACCAGCTCGCGCATGATCTGCGTTTTGAGGAAAGTCTCAATCGACATTTTTATCGTCCTCCGGTACCTCAGGCTCGAGGTCCTCGAGCGGTTCATTGCTGCCCGATGAATTAGGGATGATGTAAATCGGATCGTCGAGAATGGAGCACGGGCAGATCTCACCGCCGACGTCGGTCTCGAGCAGGCCGGAGCCGCCACACTTCGGACAATTAGGATCCGGATCCTTGTACTGCAGGACGTGAGCCTGTCCGGTCGCGACCAGGTAGAGGCGCGCGAGTTCCTGAGCCTCCTCGATGCTCGGCGATTGAATATCGCCAGCAGGTGTGAAGCGGATGATCTCCGCGATGCGTTTAACGTCCACGATTAACCCCTTCTGTTAGCTGCGCGGAGTTGCCCGCGCATGAATTTAATGTAATCGGTCAGCGTCCGGAGGTCGCCGGTATTTACAGACAGGTGCTTCGCACCGCGAGCCAGTTTCTCGTCGCCATGATAATAGGATTCCAGGCGGGCGAGGATTTGGTCGACTTCCTTTTCGTTGGGATCCGCAATTCCCGCTGTTCCGGTCGGGAACGTGATACTCGTTGCGACCGGTTCCGGCGCGAAGGTGATCTCGATATCGCCTTCGCTGTTCAACTTAGCGGTAGAACCTGGCATTTCCGCCAGCGTTAAGGCTATGAGATCGATACTCTCGCAGGTGTCGCACTGGAAAATGCGGTCTGTTCCAGTGATAGGCGCGCCACACTTTCTGTGAGCGGTACCGGCAATATGGATCAACTTACCGCACGACGTTTTTTTCATGGCTGCTGCTCCTTCTTCGGGCTGTAGCCTTCCAGCAGCGCCACCAGTAGATCGCTTTGATTGAGGTCAAAATCGGTTGTGCAGACAGCAAAATGACCATGCCCGCGAACGTCGAGAATGTGGACCCGGTAGACGGTGAAATCAAAGCCAGCCGCTCGATCCGGAACGCCCTGATAACCTTCCCACGAGTGGATTTTAAGCAGGGATTCCGGGTCGGGAATTTGCGGCACGCTGATTTGCTGACAGCGCGCGTCAATTTCCATCCGTTTCCCGTCGGCCGGTCCGCCGATGAATAACGCTCTTATTTTGATCATAGCGCCCACCCTGTGCAGGTTTTAACAGGAATCGACTCGGCGAGGATAGCGTCCACGCGGTCGAGGTTAACTTCGTAATCGAGGCCGATCTCAGACCGGATCACCACCTTGTCGGCGCTGACCTCGGACGGCTGGAGAGTAAACGATTTGTCGCTCTCCGGATGCTTGAACCGCTTACCGTCCCACGGGTTCGCGCCCTCGGTACCGAGGAGCCACCCATCATGCTCGAAAGAGCCCGCACGGATGCGGACCTTTTCGCGGTTCGGCGGGAATGTCTTAGCCATCGACGCCGCCCTCCGCCCCGAGAGTCTGGAGGGTAGAAAATCCACGGTGCAGCACGGACCGGCAGAAATCGAGGTCGTTGTCCACGAGGATCGCCAGTTGCTGACAGTACATTTCGACGACCTCCTGTTTAATTTCGAGATACTCGCGGCGGTCCAGCGTGCCGCGCATCAGCACGGCCGACAGTGGAATCCCGAGCTCGAGCAGGTGCTGACGTACAAAGCCATCCTGCGACGGCTGGCGGTCGGTAAAGCCGACCACCTCATAACCACGATCAACGAACGCCTCGAGGACGCGAGCGGTCAGATTGCGCGACCAGGTGGGCGCTTTCAGGATCACGGTATCGAGCTCGACGAGGATCAGGTTACGGCGTGGCGGTTTGTTGGCTGGCTTACCCATTGAAAGCCCCTCTCATATCTCGGGCGATATTGCCCTGTTGAACACGAGCCGCGAAAAAGTACAGGTGAGAATCGCGACCTTTTGACAGTGACAGCGCCATGATGCGACGACAGTTTTTTTGACTCGGTTTCATTTACGGCCCCTTTTGAACGGCTGGCGGAGTGACGGCAACAGCATAAACGGCGGGAAGTGGACCAGCACGGAGCCAAAATTCGACCCCTGCTTTTTCGTCTCCCCGTCGATCTCGTAGAAGTTGTAACGGCCGTCGGGCTCATAAATTACGGTACCGAGCCCGACGTTATCCCGGAACCACAGCGCGAGCGGCTCATAGGGGATTAGCATCATACCCGGACGGCCTGCCAGTGCCTGACGCCGGGCGTGGCGGATAAACTCGACCTTTCGGTCGAACGGTGGGTTACACCACCAGTGAGCGGGCCATTTCCGGAGGAGCGCGTCGAACCCCTCGACAACCTGACCCTCTCGCATCCGGAAGCCGTCGCCGCCGGTCATACCGAACGCGGAGAGACGGCGGGATTCCAGCCAATCGGCTGACGCGAAAAAGCGATTAACTTTGGCCGTCTCTGGCTCGGCGCAAACGTCGATATCGAACGGGCGACCGTAGAGCCGCTCTGCATCCCGAAAGCAAGTCCACTGCGTCGCCCAGCGGTTTTTGTCCTGCTCTGCCGTTGTAGTCTGAATCAAAATAGCCATAGTGCCCCATTGCCCTTAGCTGGTTTTCTGCCACTTCCAGACACTGCCGGAAACGCTCGCGCGTCTGCTGCTCCGGCGGTACCTGATCAAAAATACTGTTAGCGAGATCGTCGATTTGCGTGTGGTTCATACGGCACCCCGAGAAGACTGCAGGCTTCCTCAGGAGAGCGGGCTATACCACCCTTGCCGCCGCTCATGAGTAGCGCGTTAATAAAATTCGATTGCGCCTGGCTGGCCGATGAAAGGTCCTTGATCTCGATACCCCAAAAAACGGCGACCTTCTGACCGACCATTTCAGGCGTTATCACCAGCTCCTGACAGCCGAACGTATCCGGGAATCCTGCCGGTAGCCCGGTGTTAAACGGGCGCGCATTGCGGAGGAGCACGTCGCCGCGCTCGATAACGACGGCGGTCGACTTGCTCGGGCGGAAAGTGTCTTCTTTGTTGGCCGTCCAGCCCTGACCGACGTTCGCGCGGAATACCATCCGCACATGATCCGAAAGCGCGTCCCGGATCTGGTTTTGAATTTTGTGCTCTTGTGACTTCTGCGCCATGAGGCCCCCGATTACCAGATAGTGATAGATACCGCTGCGCACCAAAACAGGAGCGTGCCAGCGACGACGGTTAAAACCAGTTTGCCGCGATTAGAGATCGTCATTTTTTTTATCATCCAGAGCGATTAAAGCCAGGCCGAACAGAACAACGACGCATGTACCGAAAGCCTCTTCGATCCAGAACCACGCGCGCACCACAGACATTGAATCAAACATTTTTCACCCCGTGTTATTGAGTCGCTAACCAGCGACGGATTGAGTCCATACCGACGAAATAGCTCTCGCCCGTTTTGATATTGATTGCCACCACGATCCCGACGAGATTCCCGTCCTGGAAGACTGCGCCGCCGCTCATGCCCTGCACGGCTCCGGCCTTGCTGCGGTAAATCTGACAGTCGTTATAGCGACCGATGCCGACGACCGGACCTTCGCCGCTGACCGGCTGCGCGGTGTTGGCGCTGTAGCCGTACATTTTGACCGGCCGAAAGTCCGGGTTAGCCATGACCGGGAAATCCTCCGGCGCTATGTCGCTGTTGTCCTCGGCGATAAAGGCGATATCGCACTTTTCGAAAGCGCGGGTAATGCGCTCCGGAGCCATGAGGCGCGCAACGTGCAGCGCGGTTACAGACAGGTGCGGCGTGATCGGCGTGCTGCTGCCAACTGCGCCAGCGAGAACCGGGATACCGATGCTTTCGCGTTTGGTGTGGTCGAGTGCCAGGTCGTCGAACGACACGGATCCCACGGAACAGGCGGTCGACATTAGGACGGCTGCGGCGATGATTAAGCGTTTCATGATGATTCCCCGTTGAGGAAGAAGGGGCCCGGCGAACCGGGCGAGGGCGGTTAGTAGTTCATAACCTTGTCGTGACAGGTCGCGAGAAAACCTTCGACGCTTTTGATAACGCGCGGAGTCAGGCGGGCGGCGTTAAGCTCTTTCAGCTCGGCCCACTTCGCCGCCATCGCCTCGTAGCGACCGTTATTAGCGTAAAACGGGTTGCCGCGAAGGAATTTAAAGCCGGTGCGGTCGCCTGCGCGGTTGAGGATGGTTTTTACATCTGCTGCGGTAACTGTTGCGCTCATCTTCTTTTCTCCTGTCAGGCTGGCACCATTGCCGCCCCTTGAGACACATATTGCCGTTTTAAGAATTTAAAAGCAAGCACTTTCTTTTAAATATTTAAAACTCGAGCTCAGGCCCTTTCCGGGCGTGCTTCTTCGCCTCGCGGGCCATGAAAACACCTGACGCCCAGGACTGAGGATTTTTATAACCACGACGCCGGGCAAGGTCGACGAGCTCGTTAATCGTTTTGCACGCATCCTGCTCTGCGAGGCGCTGGTGGCGGGACTGCGCCTTGTGCTCCTCCTTCACCTCGAGGAGCTCTCCTTTCGACGGCATGAGGATCGAGTCGGGGTCCAGCGGCAAAGGCGTTTTGCAGTAATGGCACGCCAGCGGGAACGGACGCCGGATCGAGGTGTAACACTGTTTGCAGATCCACGGCGGAGGCGGTCCACTACTCCCGCCACTGCCGCCCCGGCGATCCTTGTCGCCCTTGAGTGACCACTGATAATCGTCGTCCGGGTACCCGTGGCGGAGGTTGTTCCCCGCGTGGTCGAGGATAATGGCTGTCTTGCCTGGCACGAACCGGAGCACGCGCCCCCACTTCTGCTTTTGCAGCGCCATCGACTCGGTGGGCTGTGCATCGATCATCCCGTCGATAGTGACGTCGGTTTTAGCCACGGCCGCGAGGTCGAATCCCTCAGTAAAGAGCGCGACGTTAAAAATCCCCTCGAGCTCGCCGCGTGCGTAAGCCTGAATGATGCTCGCCCGGTCGTGCTTGTGGGTTGAGGCGTCCAGGTGCGCGCATGGTATCCCGGCTGCGGTAAACATCGCGGCATACTCGCGGGAGCTGGCGACGTTGTGGGCGAAGCCGACGAACTTCCGACCGCCCATTTTTTCGCGGTACTGCTGGATCATGTCGCCCACCAGCCTCGGCTGCTTCTTCATGGCCGACGCGACCTTATGGCCGGTTACAGCGCCTTTGATGTTCGGTACCGACGGGCAGAACATCCTATAAGGGGAGAGAAAACCGTTCTCGATGAGCCATGCCGGTTGAGGACCCTCGACCATATAGTCGCAAAACTCATCGAGGCCGACGCCGTCCAGGCGTTCGGGCGTGGCGGACAGCATGAGGATGTAAGAGCCGCCCTTCCGGAGCCAGTCGATCACCAGCGCCCATCCCTCCGCGCCGCAATGGTGAGCCTCGTCGATAATCGCCAGGCGGGGAGGTGTCAGCACGGCGAGGCGATTTTTCAGCGTGTCGATGCTGCAGATCATCAGCGGGTGCCGGGAGTCCATCGGCAGACCGGCCGCGATGTAGCCGTGATTCATCCCGTACTTATGGAACGTGTTACTCGATCCGGACAGGAGCTCGACGCGGTGGACCACGAACCAGACGCTCGACTTCTTCGCCAGCGCCGCGAGCGCGATGTAAGCCGCCATAACGGTTTTGCCCGCGCCGGTCGGTGCCTGCATCAGCACGGACTTATAACGCGTCATCGCCTGGCGAACCTCGCTGACCATGCGGGGCTGAAAATCCCCGCGTAACTGAATTAATGACATAGAGATCCCCGTTTACTGATTATGCCGAGATACTAAAGCAAACAATAACATTTGACAACATTAACGAACATGGTAAATTCACTGCCGAACCGAGACAAATGTTTACCACAGGAGAAGCAAACCATGATCGGAAAGGCGTTAAACCCTGACAATCTACCCTGGACGCTGGCCGAATGGCTCGAGCGTCTGCAGAACATCGAGCCGGGTATTTATACCGATATCCCGAACGACGCTTACCACGCGGGACCCGGTATCAGTAAAACCGGTCTCGACCTGTTTCACCGCTCCCCGTTCCACCTGCACGCCATTAAGTCCGGCCTGTTCCCGAAGCCGGAAACAAAGAGCCAGTACCTCGGCCGTGCGTTTCATGCCTGCGTTTTAGAGCCTCAGGTATTCGCTAAAGAGTACTGCTTACCGCTCCGGAAACAGGACGTCGAAGTCGACGGCCTGAAAGTCCTCGAGACCCGCGAAGAGATCGTCGCGCTGGTTCAGGCTCAGAACGAAGAGAACAGCGCGCCATACGCTGACGCCGTTCGCGGTACCGAAGCGCTCGTCGAAATGGTCCACATCCTGAATAAGACGCGCAAGCCTAAGCTGTCCGGTACCGGGAACAAAGCCGAGCTCGTGGCGCGCATCATGACCGAGATCGCAACAGACGACGAGTTATACAACAACCACCAGCTCGAATTTTTAAACGGCCTGAAAGGTCCGGAGCTGAAAGAGCAGATCGATAAGCTGAACGAGACCCGAGAGGGCCTGCTGTCGACCGGCGGAAGTGCTGCAGCGCTGGCTCAGGTCCTCCGCGATAACGGCGTTAACCCGGTGCTCTGGTCAGAGGTAACGGCGAAGTATCTCGAGGAGAACGGTCGCACGCTGACTATCGGCGAGACCGCCCCGCGTGCCGAGCTGGTGGCATGGCTGGCCGGTAACGGTAAAAAGGTCGCGCTCTGGTCTGATATCCAGGCGAAGTGGGCCGAGAACAATACCGGCCGGATCATCCTCCAACAGGAGGAATGGGACAAGGTGCAGCATATGCGCCGGGCGCTGGAGAATCACCCGGCCGCGCGTGCGCTGCTGTTCTCGGAAAAACTCGAGGGCGTGGCGGAGCTGTCTATCTACTGGCGCGATCCGGAAACCGGGATCCTCCTGCGCTGCCGGGTCGATTGGGCCCAGGACCGAATCAATAAGGGTTACATTCTGCCGGTTGATCTGAAAACGGCCGATGATGCCAGCGAGGAAGGCTTCCTCCGCCACGTCGCTAACTATCGCTATGACGTCAGCGAACAGATGTATCTTGCCGGTGTTGAAGCCGCGACCGGTAAACGACCTCCGGCCATGCCGTTTGTTGTGGTCGAGAATAAGCCGCCTTATGCCGTGGCGGTCTACACCTGCGGGCCTAACTTCCGGGCGACCGGTCTGGCTCAGTTCCGCGCCGACGTGAAACGTTACGCCGAGTGCGACGAGTCTGGAATCTGGCCCGGCTATCCGGACACGGTCCAGACTGTCGACGCTCCCGGCTGGCACGTCCAGCGCAACGCCCATTTAATCGATCAACTTGAATCACAGGAAACTAACTAACATGCAAATTTTAAACATCGTACCCGCCGAACGCGACGCCGCCCGCCTGGTCATCGGCCTGTCTGGTCTGTCCGGAGAGGGTAAAACCTACTCGGCGATCATGCTGGCTTATGGTCTGGCCGGTTATGACGCGAAGAAAGTCGGCTTTATCGACACGGAGAATAAGCGCGGCCGTCTGTACGCGAATATCCTCCGTAACCACCCGACCCACCCGACACAAGATAAATTCTGGATCGCAGACCTCGAGCCGCCATTCACTCCGGCACGCTGCGCCCAGGCGATTAAGGACTTTAACGACTTCCGCGCATCGAAGGGAGATCCCGGGATCGAGGTGCTGGTTTTTGACTCGGTTACGCACGAGTACGAAGGGACCGGCGGCGTTATGGAAATCGCCGAGCTGCAGGCGCTCGGTAACGGTCCGAAGAAGCGTCCGAATTGGGCCCTCGCTAAAAAGCTGCACAAAGAGTTTATGAATGTGCTCTTACAGTCAAACGCCCACGTTATCCCGTGCATCCGCGCCCGTGAGAAGGGTCGCGAGAAGATGGTCGAAGGCAAGAAAGTTTTTGAAATGGACGGCGTGCCGTCGCCGATTCAGGAGCGTAACTTTATGTTCGAAATGACGGCCTCGCTCATGATGTGGAACGAGGGGAAAACTCAATCAGTGCTGAAATGCCCTGAGGAGCTCCGTCCGTTCCTCGGCCGCGAGGAGGGTTACATTACCAGCGCCGACGGCTTCGCGATCCGCGAATGGCTGCAGTCAGGCGGCGAAATTGATCAGAAGCGCGAAAAACTTCGTAACGCCCTGCGTAACGAGACCTCTCAGGGCGAGGCGCATTATCTCGAGTGTTGGGATAAGCTCAAACCGGCGCAACAGAAAGCGGTCGGTAAGGATTTCCACGAGACGCTGATCGCGGCTGCTCGGGAATATGACCAGGTCGCGGAGCATCAGCGCCAGACCGACGACGGCGGCGACGACGCGGCCGACGCTGTTAACAACTTAATCACTGAGGATTGATCATCATGGGGGAGCGGGATTACTTTACCGCTCCCGAGCTGGCTCGGGAGCTACAGATTCACCCTATCACTCTGCAGCGCTGGCGTGCTGCTAAAACGGGTCCGGCTTATTATCTGGTCGGTGCCCGCGTCCGTTACAACAAATTAGCTGTTGCCACCTGGCAGAAATCACAGGAGCGTAAATTATGACTCAACATATCAACCGTAAAATCTTCACCCCGTGGGGAGAAGTCAGCCAGGCGATTAAAACCGAAATCGCCGCCGTCCTGAAAAAACACGGCGTGCAGGTTTATCTGCCGACCGGGTTCGGCACCTCGCCGGGCGTTATCTCAATCGAGGACGACCCCGAGTTCGCCAAAATGGAAGAGAAAGCGAAAGGCTTCACTCAAACCGCTAAACCAATCGAGGGCGATCAGTAATGGCAACGCGCGGCGTCAACAAAGTTATTCTCGTCGGGAACCTCGGACAGGATCCCGAGATCCGTTACATGCCGAACGGCGGAGCCGTGGCAAACCTTACCCTCGCCACCTCGGAGAGCTGGCGGGACAAGCAGACCGGCGAGAACAAAGAGATCACTGAATGGCACCGCGTCGTAATCTTCGGCAAGCTGGCGGAGATCGCGGGCGAGTACCTGAAAAAAGGCTCTCAGGTTTACATCGAGGGTCAGCTCAAAACGCGTAAGTGGGAGAAGGACGGCGTAGAACGCTACAGCACGGAAGTTAACGTCGGCATTAACGGCACTATGCAAATGCTCGGCGGCAAAAAACAGGAAGGCGGATCCCAGCAGCAGGGCGGCAACAATAACGGGTGGGGACAGCCTCAGCAGCCGACCCACTCGGGCACGCCTGGCAACGGTCAGAACCGACCACCAGCGAATCAGCAACAGTCGGGAGGTTACGACAAGGGGCGCGCTTTCGATACTCCACCACAAGGCGAGCAGCCGCCGATGGACTTCGACGACGATATCCCTTTTTAATGGACGAAAAAAAGGCCCTCAATCGAGGGCCTTTTTAACGCTCAGGCCGGGGAACCGTGAGCTGCCAAACGCGACGACGTTCAACACTCCGGAATCTATCCGATAAATACCTTCGATTCAAGCCATTCTCCCCACTTTCGGACAGCCTCCCTTTTTTCCTGCATGTAGTCGTAATGGTCGTAAAACTTCGAACCGGTGTCGGTGATCAGGTGCTGCTGTAAGCGGTCGCGGATATCGCGCTCGATACCGGCGTCGCCTGCTCGCGATTTCCACGTTCGGCGGAGGTCACGCGGCTGGAAAGGATCAACGCGGGTGATCGACTTGGCCGAACGCTGGACGCTGTCGGTCGACAGGTGCGGGAGTCCGCCCTCTTTGATTCGCTTCGCCGGGAAAAGGTACCCGGCTCCGCCGACGTTATCCGCCAGGCCTTGCAGCAGTTCGACGGCGCGGTCGCATAACGGCACGGCGTGATCCTTGAACCCGCCTTTCGTTTTGGCCGCTGGCATGTTCCAGACCTTCTCTTCGAAGTCTATGTCCGCCACCTCGATCCGGAGGGTCTCGAGTACGCGCTGACCGGTCAGCATGACCAGGCGCAAAACATTCAGGCCCGGATCGCTGGCGACCGGATTATCGACGGTGCAATAGACTTTAAGCATTTCGTCAGGGGTCAGGTTGCGGTCGCGTGCCTGGCTCGAGTTGTTGTCCTTCTTAACGACGCTGACCGGGTTTTTCTCGATGCCCCAATCCCGACCGTTGGAATCCCGGTAGTCGTATTTGGAATTGATCGCCCAATTGAACGCGGCATTTAACGCGGTGCGCATCGCCGCCGCCGACCGGCGCTTACCTTCGTCGTTTATCCCCATCAGGAACAGGGAGACGTCGCCCGGCGTGATCTCGCTCGCTTCGCGGTCTCGACCCAGCGCCTCGGCCGCTGCCGTTCCGCCGGTCAGCAGCAGGCGACGGACCTCCGGAACGCTGCGCGCGTCGCGGCTCTCGAGGTTCGCAATGTAGCTCGAGAACAGCAGCGCCACCGAGCCACCAGCAGCAGCGCCCGACGTGTCCTTTTTGCTGTCGACTACTAGCTCCCGGAGCGCCGCCAGCGCCTCAGCCGGTGACAGCTCCGGGTACTTGCCGACCGTCTCGCGCTTCTGCTTGCCTTCTCGCATCAGCGAGCCTATCCATGTTGTTGATTTCCTTCGCTTTCCGGGGATGATTCGCAGCATGAGCGCGCCCTCTCCGTAACCGTCGGTGTGAACGGTCAGCATTCGCGGCTTATCGGCCGCTTTTACCTCGTTTTCTATCTCTTTTTTGCTCAACATTTCACGACCCTCTTTTGTTACATTTAACGTTAAAAATCAATGGCATAAGTACTTTAGCGGCGTGCTTATCATGAGCAGGCCGCATAATTTAGCCAATTCACCGGAAGCCCCATAGCACAAGGCCCCGCTACGCATTGTAGCAGGGCCTTGAAAAACTTTCGACTAATTGTTTACTAATTGAAGGGGGTTAGTTTATCTGCTTAATCGAGGTGAAAATTACGCGCCAGTAATCAGGCTTGAGGTCTTCCGGAGTGAGGTCAGTATGACGCGCGATCAGCTCGGTGTCCAGAGCGTTGAGCGTCTCGTTTGTGGCGTGCGCAATCATCGCCGAAATGTCCGGCGGAGTGTCGGCCGGGCCATCGACGGTCATCGCATAATGACCGACGCTTACCGGGTTAACCAGACTGCGGTTGATGTTAAGGACGCCGTAAGTCATGAGGTAGTTACGGGCAATATTGTTAGGCTTGCGCCGGAAAATGTTAAGCATCTGGATCGGTCTCCGTTGGTGGGTGTGCGTTGATTTGAGTCTCGAGGGATTCCACGTAAGCGAGCAGGCTCTCGACTTCCTCGAGATCGAGAGAGCAAACGCCTGGCACGTCTTCGTAATCCTCTACATACATTCGAAGGGCGTCGAGAACGCCCTCCCCTTCGTGGCGCTGGCCGGTCATAGTTCGACGTCTCCGCCTTTCCTGCCGAGCTCGTCCAGTGCGTCAGCCAGCGTCGGCCATTCATAGCCAGCGGTACCGGTCTCAATAGCCGCGTCCAGTATCAGGGCGAGCAGCGCCTCGGCCGGGTTCGGGCTGTCCTCAAACGCGATAGTATGCGAGGCCATGCCCTCGACTCGCGGCGTGTGGATGATCCAGCCCTGGTCCTCCTGTTTCTCAACGCGCCACTGATCCCGCGCGAACAGGTGCATAACCCGGCCGATCAAATCGTTCGCGTGTCTCGCGTCGCGCTCCCACTTCTCGCCCTGCTGGCGGACGGCGGCGAGACGGTCGGCAACGATACCGGCGTCCTTTTGAGCTGCTGCCAGTTGCCCGGCGAGCTGCATGTTCTTTTCAGCGTAGCCAGAGAAGTGCTTGAGCAGAATGTCGGCCTCGTTGACCGACAAACCGACCATTTCAGGCTCGGTGATTTGACGGTCAGCCGGGCGAGTGGCGTTGAAGTGATCGCGCTTTGCTTCCGCATTGCGCACGCGCTGGCGGAGGATCAGGGCGATGTAAAGAGAGTCCTTTTCCGCCTGTTCCATTTCCTGCGCGGTTGGCGTTTTGTTCATCATGATTTTACCACCTGAATTGAAGCCTCGCGGCCATACGGACCGGAGAACATTTTTACAACGTCGCCGAGGATCACATCGCCTTTCAGCGGCGCGGAGTTCTCGGTGAATATGATGCGGTCGTCCTGGCGGTATTTGTCCGGATTAAGGTCGCCGCCACCGATGCGGATAGCGCCCTCATGTTTCAGCATGTGCAGCCCGAGAGAAGAGAGCTCGACCACCACGACCCGGCGGTCGTGGAACAGGCCGCACGCCGGACACTGAGGGTTTTTACTGACGCTCACCCCGGACAGTGTCGCCAGTAAACCGGAAAGGCATAAGGGCTTTACAGAGGCGAGCGCCGATTGCTCCTGAATCTGGCGCGTTACTGCTGCGTGATCGATGCTGCCCGGCTCATTGAGTGGTTTAACTACATCGTGAAAGTGAGTGTGAAAGCCGAGCCGAGTTGCGTCGGATTGATATTTAGCGGCGCTTACGTCTTCGTTAAGCGTCATAGAGTGCGCTCCGCTGGTTTGGGATTCCAGCGCAACAGCCACGACCGAAACAGCGTCCGCAATCTCGCGGAGTGCTGACGCTGTCTGGTCTTTGGAAACGAGAGATATTGCGCTCAGGAGCTTTGATTCGATAAATGCTTTGTCGGTTTGGTTCATTGTTGGTTCCCCGTTTATTGATAACATTCACTAACAGTTGCGAACATTACGCCGACATAAACGGGGAGTCAATTTCTTTTTATTTTTTTAAAGGCGGGAGGGTGATCACCCCGGCGTTATAGTCGTCGTTTGGGTCGTCTTTGGACTTCTTCTTCGGCGCTTCGTGGGCGACCACTTTAACCGCTGGATCCTCCTCGCTGTTCGGCTTAACGAGGCTGAGGTCCATCGAGTAGCCGGAGCTGCTCAGGTTGTGCCGCACGCTCTTAACGATGTAATCCCCGTCGACCTCGTCATAAACGCCGGTAACAGTGACCATCATTTCCGCCATAACGCGCGGATCCCCGACGCACGTAACCGACAGCTCGAGCTCGTCGCGCTGCGATTTGGCGAGGGCTGCTTTCGCGACTGAGAGCGCCATATCCTTCGACTTGTACAGGGTGCCGAGGCGTCTCACTGGCTCGCCGCTGCCGACCTGCACCTCCTGCCGAGCTGCCTTTTTCGTCTCCCGGTAGAAGGTGATGATCGTACCCATCGCTTCTTTGGTGCTGCTGCGCCAGGTGTACGCGGTGAGGTCCTCTTCGCGGATGGTGATTACCGGAAGCGGCTCTCCGGACGCCGACTTTTTAGATCCGCGCTTAGTAATAATAATCAGACCATTTGCGATCTTAACAACGGCGTCATACTTCTGCCCGACCCTGAGCAATAAATTCAGGTCGCTCTCATCGTGCTGGTCAAAATGGGGGAGCTCGATAGATCCGACCTCAGCGGAGACTTTGGCCGTCATGTTATGGTCGGCCGCGACCTTGTTCGCCATGCCGAGGATCGTCGTCCCTTTCTCCCACGAGCGGGAGACCTGATTCGTCATGTTCTCCTTGCCCTGCTTGGTTTTGCTGAACACTGCAGCGCGACAGCGGAGGGTAACGGTACAGGGCCATGCGGCGATCTCGGCCTCGTCGAAAACATACATACCCATCGGACGGACGAAGTCCTCGAAGCCGAGGTCGATTTCAATTTCCCCGCCCTTTGGTGGGATCCGGATCCTGTTCGTCGGGTCGTCATTCACGAGGGTTATCTCGAGAATATCGGACTCGTAACCGGTCTCGTCGGTCAGCGTTAACGCGGAAAACCGCTCCCTTATAAGAGCGGTTATGTCGTTATTATTGGCCCGAACATTAAAGATAGGATTGAGCTCAGAGCGGATTAAGTCCATAGCGTAACCATCTCCTCAGCCTTAGGCGTAACCACGTCAGGCAGAATAATAATAACGCCCGGAGAGAGCTCGACAGGCTGATTCGCGAGCTTAGGGTTAGCCTCGAAAATCGCCTCGACGACGCCGCCTTCCGTGGATCCGTAATGCTTCCAGGCGATATAGTCGACCGTATCGCCCTGACTTGAAACGTATTCGATTGTCATTTGATGATCGCCTTAATCGCCGATTTGAGGACAGTCCCGGCGCTGACCTCTTCGCCGTGATGGTGCCGGAGCCGGATAGTAAACGTCTGTTTCCTGAATGCGCCAGCCAGCGCAAACAAACTTTGTTCCTCCTCGATACTCTCGATCAGCCAGTAACCGAAGATCGCGCCACGGCCGTTAATCAGCAGATGAGGCCTGCCGGTCGCCGCCATAGCGCGCCACTTGTCGACCTCGTGCATACCGCCCCGGAACTCAGGGAACACGACGCCGGTAAGGGTGATCACGTCATCGCCCTGGCCGACAAACTGCGACGTCGGCTTCTGGCTGAATCGCTGCTGCTGCGGCCAATTGTATGACGTGGAACGCTGCAGGGTCTGCGGTACCGCGTTGATCAGCATAAACTTGTAGTTACCCAACTTGAACAGGATGTTCGATTGCGCTGCTGATACCGTTAATAAATCACTCATAGAGGGGCCCACCCGTCCGCCATGTTAGAACGCCCGGCCGTCTGTCTCTCTTTCTTGAGCAGTTCGGCCGTTCTCTTCGCCAGCGCCTCGCCATTTTCTCCGGGCTGCTGGTAGATCTTTAATTCGACTTTGCTGTTATCGGTGATCGTGGTGCCACCGCCTTTGGATGCCATCGCGGGAGGTGTCGGCCATCCTCCAGCATTCCGGGAGCCGGGAGCCGGAGCCTCCGAGCCGTCGCCGTTCACAGTGTCATTTATCCAGCCTGTAACGCTGCCCCATCCGCTCTTAACTGCGCCGCCTACCTTGTTGCCGACCGCGCTGGCCTTGTCCATGATTGGACCCATCTTGTCGCCGATCCACTGCAGTTTTTCAATCAGCCACTCGATAGGTGCTTTCACGACCAGCAGTCCGTCAGCGATCTTTTTGCCGAACTCTTTCCCTGAATTGCCAGCCTCGTCGAGCTGCTCTTTCGTGGCGTTGACCGGCTTAAACAGGTCAACAAAGAAGCCCACCAGATCGACCACCAGCCCGCCTATCCATTTGTAATAGGTACCGATAGGACCCAGCGCGTCGCCCAGGCGAGAAAACAGATCCGTTACCGGCCCGATGTTCTCGGTTAACCCCTCCCACAGGCCGACGCTGTACGCCTTGATCTGGTCCCAATATTTAATAATAAGCGCCACGCCGACAGCGATAGCGCCCACCACCAGCCCGACCGGGTTGGATAACATCGCAATATTGAGGCCCCGGACGCTCAGAGTCGCCAGGGTAAACGCGTTGCGCATCTTGGCGACGACGCCGACCATAGCGAGGTAGTTACCCATGATCACATTTCCCGCAATGCGACCGGCATAGATTGCCACGGTAAGCCCTGTAAACGCTGCTGCAGCGCCGACTATAGCCGTCGTTAGCTGAGGGTGCGCTTTGATCATATCGGTCAGCCCGCCGAGATACGGGAGCGTAGTGTCTGCAAGCTGGCCTATGGCCGGTAGCGTTTTGGATCCGATGGTGATAGCGACCTCATTCAGACCGTTGCGCCATAGCTTTAACTTGTTCGTCGTGGTGGCCGCTATCGCGTCGTATTCCTTCTGCATCGAGCCGCCGTATGCCGTGGCGTCTGCGACCTTCCGGAAGTTCTCTTCGAGCTGCGGGAGCTGGTCCAGCAGCGGCGCAATAGCCTTGATTGACTCGACCCCGAATAGCTGCGACAGGATCGCCGCCTGGCGGGCGCGTGGCATACGCTGCACTGACTTGAGGATCGTCGTCATCGTGGCCTGTGCGTCCTTCTGCATCGAGCCTGCGACCTGCTTGGAACCGTAGCCCAGCTCTTTGAGCGCCAGTTTCTGAGACTTCGTAGCGGCCTCGCCTTTCGTCAGCGCGAGCATAAAGTTCTGGATACCAGTTGCAGCGACCTCGTTCTGTACGCCCATCCCGCGAAGGGTAGCCGCCAGCGCTGCAATCTGTCCGGAGCTGGTACCGGCAACGCCGCCGAGCGG